CTTAAAGAACTCTGCTGACTTTGTAACCTATCGTGGAATACTGCGTGGTCTAGTCATTCAACCACAAGAAACCCCTGACTTTCCAGTAGAGCCTAAGGCGGTTTGGAGTTAATGAGTGAATAACATCAATTCTATAGAGGCGAGGCTCAACACCCACGAGGAGGTATGCGCTGAGCGTTACCTTGGCATCAACGCCCGCCTAAAAAGACTAGAGCAGATCCTGTTGTGCTCCTGTGGTTTCATTATTGTCACATTGCTCTCCATTGCATTTAAATTGCACTGATGAATAATGTCAGACCCATTTGGAATAACAGAGGGAGTGAAGACTCTCAGCGGTAGCCTAGACTCCGCCCGTGAAGGATCTAAACAACTAAGCAAGTCCATTTCAGACATCCAACAAGATGCTGTTGACCTTGCAAACCAAAGAGCCAACGAGCGCATCCGCACCAAACGAGAAGCAGAGCTCAAAAAACAAAACGCGCTCATCAAGGCACTAGAGGAATGGAAGCGTAAGAAGCAGATCTCCGACGAGGAGGCCAACCTTAAAATCAACTTTGTAAAGAAGTACGGCGCCAAAGAATGGGAGACACTTTTGAAAATTAAATTGGATATAGAAGAAATTGAACGAAAGAATAACGCAGAATTTCAGCATGACCTTAAAGCGGTTAGAAGAGTGCAGCTCTACTGTTTTGCACTTGCTGCGGTCATTGCGTGGTATTGTACTTGGGGTTATAAGGGGTAAATGATATGGAATGGCTTAAACAAATTGCACCTACTATTGCTACTTGCCTTGGCGGCCCCCTTGCTGGTCTTGCTGTCACTGCTATCTCTAAGGCTCTGGGAGTGGACGAGGACAAGGTCCAAGACACCATCAACGAGGGCAAACTCAGTGCCGACCAAATCGTCTGCATCAAGCAGGCCGAGATTGAGCTCCAAAAAAGCGCCCAAGAGCTAGGCCTCAACTTTGAGCAGTTAGCTGTTCAAGACCGTGCCTCCGCCCGTGACCTGCAAAAAGAAACCAAATCCATCGTGCCACCAATTCTATCCGTCTTGGTGACGGTCGGGTTCTTTGGCATTTTAATTGGCCTCATGTCCGGACAGATCCACACCTCCGACGCCTTGATGCTCATGCTAGGCTCCCTCGGAACCGCATGGACTGGAATCATAGCCTTTTACTTTGGCTCATCGGCAAGCAGCCAGGCCAAGGACGCAATGATCCACAACTCAACACCGCTTAAGTAATTCCCCCATTTACGCTATACTAGCGTAGAGTAAGGAGTAAAAATGAATAAAAAGTTAGTAGCAATACTACTGTGGGTGCTGGGCGCATTTGCCGCAATCCACTTTACAACCCAATACACCCACATTGAAGAAAACATTATGGCAATCGCACAATCCACCCTAGCCTTCATCACCAAGGAAGAAGGCGCCCGTAACAAGGCATACAAGGACTCCAAGGGCCTGTGGACCATTGGCGTGGGGCACCTCATCAAAAGCGATGAGCAGCACCTACTCAACGCCACACTAACAGACGAGCAGGTAGAAGAGCTGCTTAGAAGCGATTTAAAGTGGTGTAGCGAGGCCGTAGAGAGTTCGGTGAGGGTACCCCTTAGCCAGAGTCAATTCGACGCCCTGTACAGCCTGTGCTTTAATATTGGAGGCACGGCATTTAAGAACTCCACCGTAGTCAAGCGTATTAACGAAAACGACCTCAAAGGTGCGGCGGACGCCATCCTAATGTGGAACAAACCGGCCGTTTTAATTAACCGCCGCAACCGTGAAAAAGCGCTATTCTTAGGGGCGTAAAACCCTTTTTTAACGTATTAGTAGATATAGGACAAATCAAGGAACCATTATGGAAGACTTTAAAACACTACCCAAAATGCAATGCTTTAAAACTGGCGGCTCTGTTCAGTCTAAACCCAAGGCTATGTGCTATGGTGGCAAGATGAAAAAAGGCGGCGAAGTTGATGCTGCTGATATGGCCCAAGACAAAAAGATTGTTAAAAAAGCAATCCGTATGCACGATGAGCAAGAGCACAAAGGTGAGCACACCGATTTGTCCAAGCTCAAAAAAGGCGGCCGCTCTAAAAAAGCAGTTGGCACAGTCAAAAAATACAAGTGTGGCGGCGGTGTGTATGGTGCCAAAAAAACTGATGCGGATATTAAAAGTATTGATGATGCCAAAAACTGTAAACCAGGTAAAGCAAATGCCCCATCTGGCGCTGGCGGTCCTGATAGATTTGCTGACGGCGGTTCTGTTTTGCTACAACCCACTGGTAAACCAGCTGGTTTTGTATCAGACAAAAAAGGTGGCTCTGTTAAGAAAAAAAAATGCGCTGAAGGCGGTTCTTTAAAACCAGTAGATGCAGAAGAAAATCCAGGTTTATCTAAACTGCCTACAAACGTGCGTAACAAAATGGGTTACATGAAGGCAGGTAAAAAGGTCTGTAAATAATGCCAATCGAATCTAAACAGCAAATGAAGGCTATGTACGCCGCAGCTGCTGGTAAATCAACTATTGGTATTCCTAAAAAAGTTGGCAAAGAGTTTGTTAAAGCGGGTCCTGCATCAAACAAATTACCAAATAAAGTAGCTAAGCGCGCCGCCGGCAGAGGACGTTAACATGGCCTATTCAGGCACCACTGGTCAAACAACAATCAATGTTGACCAACTAATCTCATACGCGTTTCGTGATTCGGGTAAAACAGCCGAAGAGATGACGCCGGAGATTGTTGACGCTGGTAAACAAGCGCTATTCTATAATCTTCAAAACCTATCTAACTTAGGTGTAAACCTGTGGCTTTTGGAAAATCAGTTGTACGGCGCATTGACAGCCCAACAACAGATTGTTTTACCAAAGACCACTATTGACGTTCGTGAGGCAAATTGGGTTTATATTATTAACCAAGCTGCTTCTGAATATTTACCCGTTAGCAACCCAAGTTCACCAGCGGTCTTTAACCAAAATTTAGAGCTAGTCTCCACTTCTACAGTAGGTGCTAATTATTTTGGCTTACAGTACCAGTCTGCCCAGCCAGTATATTATGTTGGGTTCAATGGTTATGCAACGGGTGGTGGTACCACTACATACAATTTTGCGTATGAGGTGAGTGAAGACGGCATTACTTGGAAGACAATCCAACAGTTCCCTACTACCACACTTTCAGATAAACAGTGGCAGTACTATAACATCTCCACTACTCCAACACATAAATATTATCGCTTGCGTGAGACAGTGGCTCCTACGTTCTCTATACGTCAGATTGTATTCTCTACCAGTCAGCAAGTTATTCCATTAGCACGCCTAAATCGTGACGATTACTGGAACCTACCAAACAAACAATTCCCAAGTCAGCGCTCATTGCAGTACTGGTTTGATCGTACCATTGAGCCCTCAATGTACTTGTGGCCAGTGCCAAACAATGACTTTCAAATGTTTCAGTTGCTAGTTGAAAAGCAAATGGAAGATGTGGGCTCACTGACAAATCAAATTTATGTGCCAGATCGCTGGATTAATTCGGTACAAGCCTCACTATCTCACCGATTATCTATGCAAATTCCAGGTGTAGATCAGGGGCGCATTACCTATTTAGAAAACCAAGCTGATAAGTTGTTTATGCAAGCCAACAATGAAGAGCGCGATAAGAGCCCAATCTACTTTCAACCTAACATAAGTTACTATACAAGATGAGCGGCGCATATCAGATGACCTATGACAATCTCATTGCAGATGTCATCACTTACATGGAGCGCACTGACCCAGGTTTTGTTGCGCAGATCCCCAGCCTAATTGGATTGGCAGAGTCTGCAATTGCTGCCGAATTAAAAACACTATTGCAATTGACTGTGGTTGAGACAGTATTGCCGGCCAACACATCGGTATTAAATAAACCAGCTCGTTGGAGAAAAACAGTCTCCATGAAAGCCAATGGTAAACCAATTCTGTTACGCTCACAAGATTATGTAGCGCAGTATCAATCTGAATCTTCTGCGGGTCCAGTAAAATATTATGCCGAGTATGATTATAACAACTGGAATTTTGCGCCGCTTCCTGCCGCAAATACACCAATTGAAATTATTTATTACAGCGAAATTCAGCCTTTAGATACAACTAATCAACAAAATCTATTCACACGCGAGTGCCCACAGGCAATGTTGTTTGGCACACTATTGCAGGCTCAGGGCTACTTGAAGGCACTTGATAAATTGCCTGTTTGGAAATCATACTATACTGATTCACTTGCAGCGCTCAAAAAAGAAGATAACAGTCGCCGCGTGGATCGCAATACAACGGTACAGGAACCTTAATACATGTCCACATCATTTACTTCTCCGTTCACTGGTACTGTTGTTGAACCAACAGACGTATCATACTACGCGCTTAATTTTTCAAGCAATACACAGTTATACTGGCCTGCGGTTGTTAATCCAACACAAGTCCCAGCGTCACGGATTATGGACTGTGTGCCATCTACAACAAGCCTGACAGTTATTCTTCCACAAGGAAATCAGGGTTCTGTCGGCACAGATATTCTCATTCGTAATAAAGGCTCGGTTCCCTTTACTGTTACTGCCTTTGATGGCTCGCAGTCTGTTACCTTAACAAACGGAACATCACGTTATTTTTATTTATCCAATAACACCACAATTGCTGGCGTCTGGCAAAATGTTCAATTTGGTACTGGTACCTCTGCAGCCGATGCAGCAACATTACAAGGTGCTGGTTTAACTACTATTACGGGCCAACTTGCTGTTACTAGTAACGTAGTAGAAGTATCTTCTACCCCCACTATTACTGATAATAGCCGCGCTGCTACGTTTGTTTGGACTTCTGGTAATGGTACATTTACACTACCTAACTCCACGACATTGTCTGGTGGTTGGTTTATTGGATTTAGAAATAATGGTTCTGGTACATTAGCCATTACTCCAACATCTCCTGCGTTAATTAATGGCCTAACCACTATCTCAACAAACCCTGGAGATTCTGGTTACATTCTTTATGAACAGTCTACTGGTAATTTCTTTACTGTAGGTTGGGCTGTTCCTGCTAACGTTACTTTTACCTCGGCAACATACGATGTAGATAGTATTGCCGGAACTAGCTTAAACTTAGTGTCTTATGCACCAATTATTCAGACATATGTTGCCTTGTCTGGAACACGTACAACCACACTCAATGTAACACTACCCGCTATCACCCAGATTTATGTCTTGGTAAATAATACAAGCTCTAGTGCATACAATATTTCATTTAATGTATCGGGGTCTTCAACATTACCGGTGGTATTATACGCCGGTCAAGTGGTTACGGCGTTAAGTGATGGCAATACTTTATTTGCTTTAACCACGACTACAACTGGTGTTTTCTTTGCTAACAATGGATCCGCAAGCGCACCATCGTATTCATTTAATTCAGATCATACCACTGGTATGTATTTAGTCGGTACTAGCGTGTTGGGTTTAACTGCAAACTCAACACAAATGTTGCTTATTGATAACACCAATACTTCTAGCCCACAGATATCCACCCCGGCAACGTTTAACGCTGGGCTTATTCCCGGCGGTACGTTTTAATGGCAGATGATAACACCTCACTAGCGCAGTATAGCCAAATCTACACTCTTGGTGTAGAAGAAGGCATTATGCGCGACGGTACCAAATTTATGGCTCGGAATTTTTCCGATGGAACATGGTGCCGTTTTCAACGCGGACTTCCTAAAAAAATGGGCGGTTATCGTGAATTGTTCTCTACATTTAGTGGAATTTTGCGTGGCCTTATATCTAACGCATACAATGGCGTTAATTATATTTTTGCTGGCTGGTCTGGTGGTCTTAACGTATTTACTACGGGCACAACGCTAGGTGTTGGTTCTGGTCCTTATGATGCCATCTTTACACCGGGGTATTCTAACTTTGCAATATCAAGCAATACTACTACTACATTTACTATTAATAGTACCACTAGTAGAGTATCGGTGTTCCCCGCTGGTACTAAAGTAATCTTTACTCAAGCAGGCACACCGACCGTTTATACAACCGTTGGTACACCAACATTTACCACACCAAATACTGTTGTGACATTTACTCCCGCATTGGGTGTTGGTGTGACGGTTACTAATGTTTGGCTTTATAATTATTCATTCCAGCCAGATGATCGTAATCTTTGGCAGTTTGACTTACAATACAATCCATCTGGTGGTGCGCTTGAAGTTATTGCCCACCCAGGTTTAAATCTAAATAATATTGACAATGGCGTCCCCACTCAAGTCCAAATTGGTAGTGTTCTTCCAAACTCTTCTGAACAATGGACCTTTACGGGCCTTGCTGATACCGCAGGTCAGAACCCTACTTACAAACCTATTGTTGTTGATGGCGGCGTGTGCGTTTTGTATCCATATCTTTTTGTATACGGTTCAAGCGGTTTTATTGCAAATAATCACGTGGACACCACGTATTCTGCACAATCTTTAAGTGATTGGAACGGTCCGACAGCCAACCAAGTTAATATGGCGTCATCTAAGATTGTTAAAGGCGTTCCAATGCGCGGCGGTACCAGTGCGCCAGCTGGTCTATTCTGGGCAACAGACAGTTTGATTCGTGTTCTTTTTACGGCAACGTCTCCGCTGTATTGGAGGTACGATATTATTTCTAGCCAAATCTCTATTATGTCATCATCCGCAGTAGTGGAAATGGATGGTGCGTATTATTGGATGGGTGTGGACCGTTTTTATGTATATAACGGTTCGGTTACTGTACTTCCTAACGACAATAATATTAACTGGTTGTTTGATAATTTAAACTACAAACAACGCCAAAAAGTATGGGCAACTAAAGTACCTAAATTTAATGAGATTTGGTTTTTTTATCCACGTGGCACAGCAACAGAATGTACTGACGCAATTATCTATAACGTTAAGAGCAAAAAGTGGTATGATGCAGGATCTGCTGTTGGTGCACAAAGATCTTGTGGATACACCACAGAAATCTTCCCAACACCAATTTGGGCTGATTGGAATTATGGTGCAGTATATAGCCAGCCATTTACTATTATTAACCACCCAGCGAGTTTGCCTGCACCAAATACTAAACAGTTTTATGTTAATGGTGATATAACAGGCACATTTAGTCCTGGTGATTATTTATCATTTTCAACCATACCACAAGACACAACATATAGAATTGTCAGCAGCACATTTACTTTTAACTCAACAATTCATACATTGTTTCCATTAGGCGTTACTTTAGTAACTTGCTCTACAGCATTTAACCCCACAATATCTGTTGGAAGTTTGGCGTATTACATTTCTGGAGGATATCCAATTTGGCAGCATGAGTACGGACACAACAAAGTATCATTCTTTGGCGAAGAGTCTATTTACTCTAGCTTTACCACCTGCGATATTAGTTGGGTTGGCGGAACACCGTCCCAAGATACTGCAGTTGGTGTCAACCGCCGTATGCACTTGCGCCGCGTTGAGCCAGACTTTGTACAATCTGGACCAATGGCATTGACGATTGTTGGTCGAAAATTTGCTGCAGGCCCTAACGAAGAAGATTCCGGACCATACTATTTTGACCCAGACACCGGTAAGATTGACCTTCGTGTTGAGCATAGAGAACTGTCATTTAAGTTTGAATCCGATACCCTCGGTGGCAATTACGAGATGGGTCGTATTTTGATTACTTCAGAGTACGGGGACGAGCGTCCATAATGGCAGTCCAAGCCCAGTTTTTCCCTTATCTTCCAATACACACAACTTGGGAAGAGTGGAATGGGAACGTAACGATGTATTATGGATCCCAGCCCATCCCGCACGTTGCGGAAGATAGCTGGAAAGACGCAGCAAACTGCATGATAACTTTGCCCATATTTGATCAGTTTCCCCTGCCAGACCCGCAATTGTATGAAAATTGGGAAGACTGGGCCAATGAATTTACTTTAATTATCAACGGTCAAACGCTGTAATTGGGGCACAAAACGCCTAAAACGCGTATTAGTGTATATAAGAGCATCTCACTTTAAAGTACCGAAATGACACCATCCGAAATTGTTAAAGCAGACGCACAGCGCGGTCAATACGACGCGGACACAGTCCTGCGCAAAATGGACAGAGCGGTGTCTGATCACCACGCTTTAGTGTTTCATGAAAACAATTCTATTTTATTGTTGATTCCGCTACCAGGTAATGGCACTGAATTGCATTTGTATACCGCCGATTCACCTTTAACTTTGGCACAGTCGTTAAAAAAATTTATTAGTAAGATTCGCGCATCCGATATACATATCGTTTATGGTAGTGGCGATATTCCACAAACATTACAGTTATTAAAAAAATTGGGTGTTGATGTAGAACAATCTGATAAACCTAACTATCGTTGGATGGCTCGCGTATGAGATATACCCTGGAGTCAATGCTCCCAATCAAGGCCTTCTCACCTCGTGGTAAGGGGCCTTTTGGTTATGGTATGACACTTGAGGGTGGTGGGCCAGATCCATTTCAACAAGCCGGCGATTTTTTTGCGTCCATTGACCCAGGTCCTGCAATTGGTAAAGTTGGCGCTGAACTTGATAAAGGCGTTAAAGATGTTATTCCCGGTGGGTGGGGTGGTGTTGCTGCTATTACTGCTGCTATATTAACTTATGGTGCGTCATTGCCAGAATCAGAAGCTGCTTTTGCTGCTGCTGATGCTGCTAATTTGGCGGGTCAAGGAATAAGCCAAGAAGCTATTGCACAAAATTTAGTTGCAAGTTATGGAATGACAGCAGAACAAGCTGCCGCTGCTGCAACTGCCGCCGCTGCCGGCGGTCAAGCTGCTGCAGCATCAGCAGTCCAAGCGCTTCCGTATTCAGAAACATTTGATGCTTATAATTTAGCAAATCAAGGATTAAGTTCTTCCGCGATTGAGCAAAACTTAGTTGGCTCTGGTGTAGATCCATTTTTAGCTCAAGACATGGCACAATTGTCTTCACAGGGATTAAGTCCAGAAGCAATTAATCAAGCACTACAATATTCGTATTCTACACAAGAATTAGCTCCGCTTGGATTAGAATCACTGCAAGCAGCTCCAGAAACTAATGGTGTGTTTAATACTATTAAGCAAGCTAAAAATGCTTATGACATGTATAACAAAGCGCAGCAATTTGGTAAGGCGCTTACCAGCAACACATTATCGGGGTTGACAGGAAAAGCTGGTGCAGCACTTCCAGTTGTGGGTGGTGCGTTAAATATGTCTGCCAATACTTCAGGCCAACAAACTAAATCTCCGTTAGACTTAACTGCTAACATTACTCAGGGTAATACTAATTACTCTTTAGGACCAACAGAAGCGCCAGCTGCTCAAGTTGCCTCAGCTCCTGTAGCACAACCATCATATGCACCGACTGAGTACGGCATGAAAGCGGCTTTGGCTGCTGGTGGTAGTACAAACACAACAGGTAATTCTCAAAGCGGCAATTATAAAGACGCAATCTTTGCAGATAATTTTGATTTAACTCCCGTTATTACTCGGGGCAACACTGGATACCATTTACCTGGTTACGAAAAAGCTCGTATCTTTGCTGAGGGCGGTTCGGTAGAAGATGAGAGCGAACACAACCCTTCATTTTATAGCGTGGGTGGTTTGAACTCATTAGAAAATACCTATGTAAAAGGTGATGGCGATGGTACCAGCGATAGCATTGAGGCAATGCTTGCTAATGGTGAATTTGTTATTCCGGCAGATTGCGTATCTGATTTAGGTAATGGTAGTAACGACGCGGGTGCTAAAGTACTCGATGAGTTTTTAGCAACCATTAGATCTCACAAACAAAAGCATGACCCCAAAAACTTACCACCCGATTCCAAAGGGCCATTAGCATATTTACTTGAAGCCAAAAAGAAAGCATAATCATGGCAGGATTAAACAGTTTAATTTCAGATACAGGCGTCAAAACAACATCAATGCCGTCTTGGTACGATGCGGCGCAACAGAACGTTGTTAGCGGCGCAACTAAAGCGGCTGCAAATGTTCCGTCACTACAAAATACTGTGGCTGGTCAGGCAATCAATACTTTACAAGGACCTAATAATCCTTTTCAGCAGGCTCAAAGTACACTGCAACAGATTTCTAGTGGCGCCGCTAATCCATGGATTACGGATGCTTCTGGTAATGTAACTCCAAACACAGGCACTGCTTTAGGTGGATTGTTTCAAGCACAGAATCAAGAACTTCAACAACTGTTACCACAAACAACTGCAGTACCAACTGCAGCAGGAATTGGTTCTGGTCAATTTGGTAGCCTTCGTCAACAGACTGCTACAGATAAAGCAGCGGCTGATGCACAAGCTAATTTGCTAACAGCTCAAATGCAGGCAGCATTACAAAATCAACAAACCGGCACCACTGCAGCTTCTAATTTAGGTACTGTAGCAAACCAAGGTATTACCGCAGAATCCGCATTAGGTCAACTACAGCAGTCTGATCCATTTGCGGCATCTTCTGCTTTAGGTAAAGTCATTGGTGGATTAAACGTTGGTAATACAGTAACAAATAAAACACAGTACTCTCCACTAGCTCAACTTACTTCTGCTGGTACCGCAATGCAGGGCGGATTAAACGCATTAAATTCAACTGCTTCCGGCGCAGCATTATTAAAATCTTTAGGTTTAACAGGATTGATTCCTGGCAGTTCTAGTGGTTCACCATATACTGGCACAACCGATAATCTTGGCGGAACAACTTATCCATTAAACGGTGGTGGTAGCGTTACTATTAATTCAGATGGCAGCCAAAGCATTTTAGATGCTAAGGGTAATTTAACTACGTATGATAAAAATGGTAATGTCTATGATCCAACTGGTCCCGATGTTATTCCACCGTCTAGCGGTCCTTTAAATAATACTGGTTCAGATACAATTGCAATCGACAATTTTGACTGGAATAGTCTTTTAGGATAAATTATGGCAGATGATGCAATTGAAGTAAAACAAAATCCTAAGGGTGGCCTTTCTTTAGCAGATAAGATTGCTTTAGATCCAACACAAACGGATAGCATTTTAGCTAACATGCAAAAGTTTATTGACGAGCGTCAAGGTCCAATAAACCAATTAATGCGCGGGCTAAAAGGCGCTTATGCTGTTACTGGTGGGCCTACTGCTATTTCTGCGTATGATCGCGAGAAGGCTTTAGAAGACAAAGATGTAATGGACTACCGTCAGCAAATGGGCGCGCTTCGTGCTGCCCAAGCTCAGTCTGCTGGTGATGCTGCTCGTCTTGCTGAGTTTGAAGGTAAAGGCGCTCCTACTACTGGTGGTGCTCCGGGTGCAGACCCACTCTCTCAATTATCTCCAGAAGCACGCCAACGTTATAACTTGGCACGCTCCCCTTCTGAAAAACTTGCTATTATTAACGAGGATTTAAAAACTCGTGGCACTGAGCGTGCTAAAAAGCAGTTTGATCCCACTTCATTAGAACTTAAAGATGTAATAGTTTTTAACCCTAATACTAAAAAAGAAGAATTACAAAAAGTTAATTCTTTCCAATACCAACAACTGCTTGAAGCTGGTTTAATTCCTAATCCGTCTGATTGGTATAAGGTTCCTGCTCCTACCGCTGCAATACCAACTAAACCTGTTGTTACAGCACAAGCAGATGGGGTTATTCCAAGTGCGGGCAATGCTACTGCATTGGCGTCTGCTTTGGATGTACCGTTAATTAGTGGCGATCGTGATTATGCTAAACAAGCAGAATTAAAAACAGCAAGCCAACAACCTGGTTATAAGGGCCCTCCTGTAGCAGCCCCTGGAACAAGCAAGCATGAGTTTGGTAATGCTATTGATGTTGACTCAAGCAAGCTAACAGCAGAACAACGCACAATGTTGACGCAAGCTGGTTTTGTTCAACCATATGCTAATGACCCAAATCATTGGGAATTATCTGGTGCTAAGATTGGTGAGAAGCTCACTGCCGCTCCTGCGGATGTAGTAAAAACTACAGCCCCAGTGCGTGATAATGCCGCAATCCTTGCGTCTTCTAATCGTCCAGCTGGTGGTCCTCCTGATGTTGCAGCGATGCAGCGCGAGCGCGTTAATGTTGAAACAGAAGAAAAAGCGGCTGCAGAAGCTCGTGGTAAGTCTGGTGAAGATCAACGTAAATCGTTTGAGATTGATATTGAGCCAAATACTATTGCAGATATGGATGCAATGTCCAAGCGCATGCAAAAGATTGTTAAAGAAAATCCAGAGATTGCTGGTGTTATTAATAAAGCAGATTACGCTTCTGCAATTGCTGGTGTTGTGCAAAAAGGTATTGGTAACTTTGGTGTTGCCGACCTTGAGAATGCCATCTTTAAAACATTACCTGAGACAACACAAAAGTCGATTGGTCGTCGTAGTGAGTTGATTACTTACTTGGCTCGTGTTGAGTTACAAGCTGCTAAGATTATTAAAGGTCAAGGTCAGATTACTGAAGGCGAACGTGAGATTTTACAACGTGCATCTTCAAGCATTAGTGACCCAGCTGAGTTGATTTATAAGAAGGCTCGTATTCTGGAACGTGCAAATCAAAAGAATGAAGAACTAGCTAGAATCTATGGTAGTGGCGAGAAGTTTACTAATTTCCGTAAATTCGCACAAGATCCACAATTTCAAGAGATTATGAAAAAGTATCGTCAAGACCTTAATGGTATTATGGACGAAGAGATTTCATTTAACAAACCAAAAGTTAATGCAAAACCTGGTAAAGTAGACCACCCAGAAGACATTCAAGAAATTATCAAAAGAAACAAAGCAAAAAAGGCTGAGTAATGGCTAAACCAAATTTGACAGAAGTCTACGAAGCATTGCGCGTTGCTGAGGCAGAAGGTCGTACAGATGATGTAGCCAAGTTAATTGGTTACATTGAGTCAATTCAAGCTGCTCCAGATATTGCGGCTGAAGAGACTTTTGATCCTCGTGAACTAATCAGCTCAACAATACCTGCTGCCGGTGGCGCTATAGCTGGTGCTATTGTTCCTAAGGTTATTGAATCTGGTGTTGACCAAGTTAAAGCTGGTCGTGCCGCCGCTGCAAGACCTCCGGCCGCTTCTGTAACTGTGCAAGGTGCTCCATCTTCTGCATTGGCCGACATTGAAGAGGCCACTACAAAAGGTCTGTCTAATGAAGTGACTCAGCAAACTCGTACAGCGCAACGTGCTGCACGTACTGAACAAATGGAAAAGATTTTAGCTGAATTAAAAGCTAAAGGCATTCCAGTTAATCCAAAAATCTTAGCTGATATGGAAGCGCAATATGCTCGCCCTGGAAGCGGCATTTTGATTCCAGTTGAGCGTGCAAGAGAGATTGCTGCGCAAGAAGCTGCAGCTACCAAAGCCGCACCAAAAGGATCATTGGGTCAGCGTGCTATTAGTCAGTTTACTAATCCAACGGTTTCTGCTGATATTGGTAATTTTGCTAAAGGTGTTTATGACTACAAGCTACCATTCGTTGGTAGTGTGGGGTCGTTGATAGGTCGCGGCCTAGTTGGCGCAGGCGCCGGTATGCAAGGTACTGATGCGTATAATCGCGCTAAAATGGGGGACACTACTGGTTCAGTAATTAGTGGTATTGGTGCTTTAGGCACCGCAGCCAACTTAATTCCGCATCCCGCTGCTAAAGCTATTGGTACTGGTGTTGGTTTGTCTGCTGAGGCAATTAACGCTTATCGCGACGCGATGCGTAAAGGTCAAATTCAGCATGGCGCTCCAGAAAATTATGACAACATTGACCAGATGGGTAATGCCTATGCTCAAGGTGGTTTAGTACATTTAGCGGGTGGTGGTAAACCAATCCCTAACCCAGAAGATGTACAAGGTATGTTCTCATATGCCCCAGGTTACTATGCTGAGGTAGCAGACAACATTGTTCCAGAGGGTAAATCAGCTGGTCCAAATGATGCAGCTCGTCACATGTTGGCTGCTGCAGATTTAACTCGCCGTATTGGTAATGTTCCATTGGTTGGTAAACACATTGCTGGGCCTGTAGTTAAAGGTTTAGGTTATGGTCATGAAATTGAAAATTATCTTAGAGGTAAATTGGGTGATAGACCACAAACTCAAGAAGATATAGAGCAGGATCTTTATAACAATGCTTTAGGTATTCAATTAGGTCAAAACGCGGGTAGCTTTCAAGACATCGTAAACAAAATCCCAGGCGCAGTAAATGTAAAACCTTACCGTAAAGAAGCTGGTAAAGCATACATTCGTAACCCACAAGAAGCTGGTACACCATACAAACCATTCGGTGCGTTCGCACAAGGTGGATTAGTTTATCTTGCGCAAGGTGGTCAGCCCCCAAAGCCTGACGCCGATGAGGGCGCCGCCTTCATCGGCTACCGTCCTATTCAAAGACAAGAAAAAAATCGATACGGCTCAGGCACCGGCTTTTTAGATGCGCTTTTAGGTGCTCCACCAAGCAAAGAAAATATTTTGGATCCAAGGGATCTAAGCTACATGAAGGGTTACGAAAAAGGCGAGCCTTACGGTATCGCTGCTACGGCCGTTCCGTTTGCTGGCATGGCGGCTAAACCATTGGCTAAAGAGATTGGTACCCGCGCATTTATGGGGGAAACACTAACTCCTAAAATGATGCGTCAGCTTATGCCAGAGGCACAACCTGCCGGTATTATTAAGAATGAAAAAGGTGGCAACTGGATGCCGGGGAACATTAGACCTGGAGAACATTGGACACCAGAAGACCAACTTGCAGAAACTCTTGGGTTTCATAAAAATGATCCGGCATTAGAAAACTGGGTTAATACTCAACTAACACGATATGTTAAAAATGAAATGGGGTCACCAGATGACTCAATTCGTAAATTAGCAGATCAAGGTATTTTACATTTTAAACCACGTTCAGCTTATTCAGCACATAATAACCAACCAACAAATCTTCAACGCGAAGCCGAGATAAAACGAACTTATGCGGATACACCAGAGGGTGAATCTGCTTTAACTCAATTAGGAAAAGATTGGGAGACCAACGTAGATGCTGGAATACGTTCAAAAACAATTGGTCCAAAAACAATAGAAACATATAGCGAGGAATTTCCTTGGCTTAAAAATGCAGAGGGTAAAAAACTCCAATCAATTGATGATGAGTTTTTATATAGTCATTTAGGTTTTGATCACATGGTTGATGTGTTGCGCGAACAACTTGGTTCTGGTGCATTACGTGCAGAAAGCATGAAGAGCTTAAGTGTTCCCCAGGCAGTTCAGCGAGTACATGAGTACAACTTGGCTAGAGAAAAAGCCATGCAAAAAGTACAATTGCAAGCTCAAAGTGAAATGCCGGTGGCCAAAGAATATCCAGAGCAAGGATATAAATGGCTTGAATTAAAACACCCAACAGATCCTAGTGTTACAGAAAAAGCATTGAAGTATGAAGGTGACGCAATGGGCCACTGCGTTGGTGGATACTGCCCGGATGTAGAAGCTGGAAGTACAAAGATTTATTCTTTGCGCGATGCTAAAGGTGAGCCACACGTTACCATTGAAGTAAGGCCAGGAAACCACCATCTTGGGTTTGAATATCCGCAAGGCGCCAATTCAAACGCACAGTTTCCAAAAGATTTTTATTATACAGATCGTGAAGGAATACGCCAAAGTTTGCCCCCTCAGCAACATGCTGAAATTTATACTCGAGCAAAAGAATTGTTTGAGCAAAACCCTGGCAGTGTAATGAAAAATTTACAACAAGCTGCCAATGAAGTATTGGGTGCGCCACCCTCAACAATTAAACAAATTAAAGGTAAGCAAAACGCGGCCGTTAAAGACGAATACAAACCTTTTGTGCAAGATTTTGTAAGATCCGGAAAATGGGAAGACGTTAAGGATTACCAAAATGCCGGGCTAAAAAATATGGACATGACCGGTTCAAATTATGAACTTACAAATGTGCCCGAAGATATTGCTAAAATAAGTCATACCGAAAGATATCACGCTGTGCAAGAAGCAGTAGCAAATAAGGATCTTCCTAAGTACGCAACTGAAGAAGAAGTTGCAGACGCAATTAGAAAATACGCCCGCAAACCAGAATAATCACTTCCGGTAGCGTTTGCCGTACCAGCCCTCCGCTGCAAGAGGAAAGTCGGGAGCCCACGTCGGTGGCTGTACCATAATTTTGGTAACGTCAGCCAACGCGGACTCCGCGCTTTGTTCTTCAACTAGGAGCAGCACCTCATCATGGATCAAGTTCAATACTTCGTAACCGGCTTTCTCAAGGTTAATCATAGCCACGGCAAGAAAGTCTCTAGCGGTACCCTGTACAGCGGATTGAAAGATACTACTACCAATCAAAGCGTTCCTGCCCCACTGCCGAGTATAGGTGTTTTGGCTGTGTACAGTAACTCCCAACTTCTCACTACCCCAGGGGGTAGTAAGCAACTCGAGCTGTGGCCTCTGCCAACAGATAAGGCGGCCTGACGGCAACTGCATCCACAACGCATTCTTAGCAACCTTCATTATAATCTTCCCACCCGCAGCAAACGGGTTTCCAGGATTCTCTACTGCCTGAATGGCGGCAATTTCACATAGCGCCCATAGCTCTTTTACTTTTGCATATGAGCTACGGTATCCATCTACCGCGCTCTTAGCTTGACCTTCAGACAGCTTAACTCCCATTCCCTCCGCGTATTTGACAAGGCCCTTTGAGCCCTGCCCAAACATCGCACCTAAAACCGCCGACTTCGAGATTTGACGCTGATCCTTAGTAACGTCGTCATAATTGATACGATAAAGCGCTTCTGCTGCAAAGACTTTGTACTCATCTAATCCCTTTCTAAATAATTCTATTTTATCTTTTTGCCCAGCCAAGTAGACGCCAACTCGGTTTTCAATTGAGCTAAAATCCACGTCAACGAAGGTCTTTCCGTCCGGAGCCTTAATTCCAGATCTGACCAAAGAGGAAAGTTCTTGCATTGTACCCACTCCTTGAATAAAGACTCTCGGTATTGCTTGTTCAATCTCTTTATCAGAGATCGTAGGTCTAGCAATATTTTGGAGATTAAGACCCCCACGACTAGCCCAGCGACCGGTACTAGCACCGTGGTAAACGAGTGTATTTCTAATCCTGCCATTTCTTTGTATTTCCATCATTTTAGCGTACTTAGCCACGCTAGTTTGGCTTCCTTCTTGGCGTAATTCTAACGCCCTAATTACTCTATCACCTTCATCAAACAACTCTAATTCTTTGTTGCGCTGCAGCAAATTTGAAACGGTCTCTGCTGTCAAATCGGGCAACGGTTCCATTAAGCGCTCGTTGACCCACCCCAGCAATTTAGCCCTCTCAGACGGCTTAAAACCGGTCAAGGCGACGCATTCGTTGTCGATGGCATCCTGTGCCCTTACCACAGCCAAGACAGCATTATGGAGCTCCGTACGGTCCACTGGGACGCCTCTAAGATTGATCCGCTGGGT